TCAAGATGATCGGCAACACCAGCCAGCTCACCTTCATCACCGACCCCTCCTTCAACGACATTGATGGCCCTTGCGATGCCAACGCTCCTCGCCAGGTTTGCGCCCCCCGCAATGCTCTCCCCGAGACTACCCTCTACGTCCCCCTCCAGTTCTGGTTCTGCCGCAACCCCGGTCTGGCCCTGCCCCTCATCGCTCTTCAGTACCACGAGGTCAAGATCAACCTTGACATCCGCCCCATTGAGGAGTGCTTGTGGGCCATGTCCAGCCTCAACGACACCGCCGCCGCCAAGGTCACCTCCGCCTACAACCAGTCCCTCGTCGCCGCTTCCCTCTACGTCGACTACGTCTTCCTCGACACCGATGAGCGCAGACGTATGGCCCAGAACCCCCACGAGTACCTCATCGAGCAACTTCAGTTCACCGGTGATGAGTCCGTCGGCTCTTCTTCCAACAAGATCAAGCTCAACTTCAACCACCCCGTGAAGGAGCTCATCTGGGTCGTCCAGCCCGACAAGAACGTCGACTACTGCTCTTCCCTCGAGAAGGGCTCCGTCCTCAACCGCCTTCTCGGCGCCCAGCCCTTCAACTACACCGATGCCGTCGATGCCCTTCCCAACGCCATTATGGCCTTCGGCTCCCACGACGCTGTCGCCAACACCACCGGCTCTTACATCAGCGCTTCCGGCCTCTTCAACGACGCTGGCGCCCAGGATGTCTACACCACCGGCACTTCTTGGTGGCACGGGGCTGACGCCGGCGCTGCTGGCGCTTACAACTTGCCCAACTTTGGCGGACCTGCCGGTGTTACCTCCGGTGTCTCTGATGCCGGCACCTTTGTCCTCACCGAGACTTCTCTCGACATGCACTGCTGGGGTGAGAACCCAGTCGTCACTGCCAAGCTCCAGCTTAACGGCCAGGATCGCTTCTCTGAGCGCGAAGGAACCTACTTCGACCTCGTTCAGCCTTGGCAGCACCACACTCGCGCCCCTGATACCGGTATCAACCTGTATTCTTTCGCGCTGAGACCCGAGGAACACCAGCCTTCCGGCTCGTGCAACTTTTCTCGTATTGATAACGCTACCCTTCAGCTTGTTCTTTCCAACGCCACCGTTGAGGGAACTAACACTGCCAAGGTTCGCGTGTATGCCGTGAATTACAACGTTTTGCGTGTGATGAGTGGTATGGGCGGGTTTGATGTACTAGTTATAGTAATGTGGATGTTATTACTATCAACAGTAAACAAGACCCAAAAAGTGTCCTCCTGTGATCAATTGAGCTCTGATTACAGAAAACGAGTTGCGTCCTCAGTATCATGTTTTTAATGATATAACCAGACCAGACACTAGTGATTCCGACGACGATAAGTCGGAGTTGCGACATACCTTGTTGTTCGGGGAACCCCTTACAGTCTGTTCTACCAACCTTATCTCCGAAAGGAATAAGCGGCCAAGAGTAATGAACTTGGGTACGGTAATAATGAACAGAATTGGGCAATCCGCATACCGACATTCTAAGGGCGCTAAGCAAAGCCTATGAATGGGTGCCAGAGACTGAACGGGTATGGGTCGTTGATGAAGGTGTAAGCAACCTGAAACGGCCTAAGATACAGTCCTCCCCCTAGGGAAACTTAGGGGATAAAGAGAGCGTACTCGAATTAATTTTCGTAGTGCATCACAGCCTCATATCTACAATTCTATTTTATGTTTATCGCAAGATAAATATAAAAAATCGTATATTCAGTTTATTTCCATACGCGTTCTATCACCGCGTCATATATCTAACAGTCACAATCATAAAACAACTCCACGATTTCAACCGTCTTCTCCGTAGCGTTTTCGGGGTTCGTCCAATATTCCACTTGTTCGCGCAACCTCTCCAATCGCGACTCCCATTCTTTCTTTTTTTGTTTTTTTACAACACATAGTCCGAATCCGTCCACACCCCAGCACGAAGCGATATCCTCACCATTCGCATCGGTATATTCGTCAGGGTTAAACCGAATGAATACAATTGGTTTATGGTCAACATCCTGTGACAATTCCATGATTCGTTTATTTTCACAGGAACAGTCATAATTCGCGTGGCAGTCCTCATCCACTTCCACTATAACAACTTGATATCCCAAGTCAAGCATTAAGTCTGGTCTGCGACGCGAACACCCGCCCGTTATCGTTTTATCCGCAACCCAACTGAAATCTGGAAAATGCGATATTATGTATTCAACCACACAGCGTTCTTTGGTTTTGTAGTTCCGAGTGACGGGCTTGTCTGGGAAAAGATGTGTGAAACAATGGAGACAGTAACCGTCGTATTTGTCGGTAAGAACAATTAATTTACACCACGAACTATTACATGTTTTGCTTGTAATATTTATCATACCTTCTAATGAATGTTTCATACAATATATTGGAGTTTTTGAACCTTCAAAATTATAATTTGGACGTATATCGCATTCATTATAAATACACCTTTTTTTTGTAATATTTACCATATTATCTAATTTATGGGTCATACAGTATAACGGTATTTTTTCACCATAGTTGTTATAATTTGCTGTAATTTTACATCCTTGATAAATACAATATCGTCTATTAATATTAATCATACCGTTTAATTTATGAACGTTACAATATAAACCGTTAGGCTCATCTTCATTATTAAAACATGCTGTAGTTTTACATTCAGGGAAAATACATATCTTATTATTTACATTACACATGCCATCTACTTTATGAACACTACAATATAACGGCGTTTTTTCACCTTTTTTATTATAACTTGGTGTTATTTTACAATTAGGGTATATACAATGTTTGTATTTGAGCGGCACCATACCATCTATCTTATGAACAATACAATATAACGGTCTAGTATTACCTTCATAGTTATAAGTTGGTTGCGTTTTACAACCGTTGTGAATACATAGTTTACTAATAACATTTATCATATTATCCAACTTATGGCTATTACAATATATTGGTTTCATTTCACCTTCATAGTTATAGCTGGGTTGCTTTTTACAATCTTGGTAAATACACACTTTATTTTTGACATAAACCATGTTATCTAATTTATGAAGACAACAATATAATGGGTTGGTTTTACCTTGTTCGTTATAAGACGCAGATATATTACAACCACTATAAATACAAGTATGTAGTTTAATACTGACCATTCCTTCTATGCGATGAATATTACAATACCCACCTTTGGATTCACCTGGATTATTGAACTGGGGGCGTGTCTCACACCTCACCCCCTCCTCATCCACAAAAGCACACTTCCTCGGCATTTTCACCCTACTTATAAATCCACCCCACCTAATTTAATTTCAATTTTCCTTCAATCAAAAAATTGAAATTGTTTATTCCATTTCACCCTAATCCATACACAGCTCCACATTCGTTAAGCTTCACTTCGTTACGCTACACACCCCCGCCATGCTCCACTTCCAACAACAACATGAATATATCACCCAGAAATACTGCTCCGGTGCCTCCGCCCCCGCTGTCGTGACCTTCAAACCCGGCCACACGAAATCTCTCGGACGCAACGCCAACCAAATGAAAAATCCCATCTGGGAAATTACAAATCCACACACCGGTGAAGTCACGGGAATGGTAATGTATTGCGAGCCAAATGAATACTGCGAATTATGCCCCACGAGCTACCAAAAAATACTGGAATACGAGGCAAACCATAACAATGGCGAGAAACTCACCTGGTATAAAACCACGAATGGGTATATCTCGTGCCACAAGAACGTCTTCATCCATCAAGTGATTATGAACACGTGGGGGAACGGAAAAGGCACCAGCATTGTAAGCGTCGACCACCTTGACCGAAACCCAATGAACAACCGATACGACAATTTACGCGTCGCTACGATGCAAGAACAACAGAAGAACAGCAAAGGCACGGCCGATGATGGAACCAAACGCGAGAGAAAACACAGCGCGCGCACACTTCCCGACGGTATCACCCAAGATATGATGAAGAAATATGTAGTGTATTACTTCGAATGGCTGGATAAAGAACACACGAGGAGTCGTGAATTCTTCAAGGTTGAAAAACATCCAAAACTTGAAAAACCGTGGATGACGAGCAAATCCGAAAAAGTATCGCTCTTACAAAAATTGGAAGCCGCCAATAAGGTCGTCAGCGATTTGGAAAAAGGCATCTTCCCCGAAGATACTGCGCCAGTGGCGGTGTTGCCGAAATATCTGTCGCTTGTCGTTGTGCGCGAGAAACCACACTTGGTATATGAACGACGACGCGAAAGCGGAGTCCGTGAAGGAATCCGTATGGTCTTACCCGCAAATTATACGCTAGAAACCGAAATCGCGAAGATGAAAGAGAAAGTAGAAGCGAAATATGGTGCGGGCGCGATGGAGTAAAACCATCAACCCAACCATAAAATTGAATTGATAAAATTGAATCCACCAATAACCAAACGAAACACATCACACACACACAAACGACCAATGCGTCCACTTCGACTCGTTCACCCCACCGACCTTCAACCCGGCAAAATGTACCTCATCCGAGAAAAACGGCCAGAATTTGCACACCTCAATAGCAAAGGCGTCTTTGTAAAAAATGATCTTCCACCATCGCCTCACTACTGCACGATAAGCAACTTCACGAATGTTGTGTTTAGCGGTAATATACAACGAAACGTCCTCCGCCTTCAAGACGTATATTGGAACTATTATGAAGCTGACGCCGTTGAACGCGCCTACATTACCGAAGCACTTCGCAGTATAACTGGCGACCCGGATTTCCTATTTGATGATTATTGATGATAATCCAATCCTTATATATAATAAAAAATGAAAACCGTTTTTTATCATAATCACCCTGGTCACATTTATCATCTTTTTTATGGAAGCGCTCATCCATTTCCACCGTCGAATATTTAAATCCGCACAGCGGATATAAACATCAACAGATATACCAGTAATGTTTAAATAACCGCACACTTTTAGTGTGCCGTTATAAATGTTCGCCGGTATCAATATCGGAAAAAATGGCAAACACAAAACGCATAAATATATCGACATTTCCGACCAAATAAAAATTCACATTCCAGATAAAGATGAATTTTTTGATATTGTAAAAACCGTTTTTTTCTTTTCGGTTATTAGCGGGTTGTTAAGTGCGTATGTGATTAAGCGACATATGTAGTTGTGGGGTGTGTCCTACATCCCTACAACTGCGTTACGCCCCCTTCACCATCCCCATTCCGACCATCCGCCAAAGAACGACCGAGACGACACTTCCGGCGATGAAACCGTTGCCAGCCGCCTCCAATGTCTTTCCGAATAAGAAATAGGCAATCACTGGAAAGAGGATATACGTCAGTACGGCGTAAAACGCCATAACGCCGGTATATTTTGTGAGGTCGAAACTGATATTCATTGGTGATTATATAATAGGAGAAGAATATTATTTTCATCCGCTCCGCTACGCTCCACTTACATTACATACGGCACTAAATATTCCTCTCTTTTTTCATACCTCACCACGCTCTTCTTCATCGTTGCTGCCGCCGCATCATCCTTCTTCGGGATCTCGGCGACGACACAGCACCCACAATGGTCTTCATTTGCCTGGATTATTTTCCGGTCGATAATCCGTTTGTCGTATTGAATGCCCCAGCGTCCTAATACGGGAGCCGCAGCCGCGGTGGTCTGTGCTTTCACGGAAGAACTCACACGAGCGATAAGACTTTGAATAAACGACTTCATTTCTATTGAATAATATACGATACGATACGATAGTATCCAGCGATACATTTATACTGATTCAATAAAAGCAGTTCAATTTAATCTCTCGCGAAGTGTGCGCCGGGTCGTCACATTCGTCGGCCGTCGGCCGTATTTACAATGCTGGCGCTGAGAGAATCCGCGCGGGCGTCGGCAGTTGATACTGCGCTTGTATTTCATCGACCACCTGCGAGGGCGGCGTGTAGAAGACATCGTATATACTATGATAATACTAAAAAATGATCTGATGCTCCTCTACAGCCCCCGTAACAACTCATCAATACTATCCAAGTCCGTCAAAAACCGCGGATACCGCGCGTGAAATTCGCGCATCCTGGAGAAACATCCTGGATAACAAGCGTCCAATAACTCCCCCGTAACATCCTCCCATCTCTCGACGACGAGACACGGAAACCCCGTGTCGGGGTGATACAGCCGGTCAAACACCGTATGAGTCCGGATGACAATCGGAATGCACCCGAGGTAAATACATTCGTAGAACCGGTGGGTATC